CGGGCGGGTCATGATGCCCTCCGCTCGCGCCAGGCGCGCGCCAGCTCGGCCATGCGCGAGCCTGTATCCAGCTCACGGTCGGCCACCACGCTGGCGTCCAGATCAAGGATGGAGGCGTGTTCGCTGGCCTTCAGGCCCAGCTTCTCGATCATGGGCGGGTCACTGCCATCGCTGGCGGTGGGATAGATCGCGTCCACAAACGCTTCCAGCTGGCCTTCGCGGGCAAGCCGCCCGACAAACTGATGCTGGGTCGATGGCGACCAGTCATACTCGCCGATGATCGCGGTGGCGCAAGCCGCCTGCAGGCCGTCCACGCCCTTGCCGCTGCGCAGGCTCATGAAGCAGACATGGCTGTCGCCGTTGATGAACGCGTCCAGCGCCCGCTGCTTCTGCGCGGCAGTCTCCGAGCCTGTGAACATCACCGGATTGAACCGGGCAAGCTCTTCGTTCCAGATCTCGTAAACGCCGCGATGCCAGCCCGCCATGAGCACCTTGCGGCCACCCTCCAGGATCATTTCGGCCAGCCGCGCCACATAGCGTGCCTTGGCAAGGCCCGTGGCCTGGCGCAGGCGCAAATCCATCTCGCGCACCGCCTCGCCGCGCTCGTAATAGCTGCCGGACGCCGCCGTAATCGCCAGCGCGTCCAGCTTGGCCGCGATGGCGTCTATGGGGCCGGGATCGTGCTCCACCGGCACGATGGAGGTCTTCACCGGCACGCCCTTGCCCATGCGCCGCACCAGCGCAAAGCGGTCCTGTAGATAGGTCCCCAGCGCCACCGGATCGGTCAGGCGGCCATACTCATTGCACCACTCGCGCACAAACTCGCCGCGAGTCCCCAGAAGGCCGGGCCGCAGATAGTCCATGATGGTCCAGATCTCGACGCCCCAATTATACAGCGGCGTGGCGTCCAGACCGGCAACCCGGCGCGCCATGCGCGCCAGCGTCAGGCACGCTTCACCCTTGCGCGTGCCGTCGCCCAGATGGCCATGATCGGCGCCCGCCCCGTGGCGCAGCTCGCTCACCTCGTCAAACACCACAAGGCCCAGGCCTGCGTCAGTCTTGGACAGCGCCTCAAGCACGTCGATCCAGCCGTGGATATTGGTATACCGGAACACATAGACATCCGCCGGCGGCAGATCGGCCGCTTGCGTCCTGGTGATCTGCACAGCCTTCAGCGTAGTGAAGCGATGAATGACCTTGCACCACTGCGTGGCCAGATGTGGCGGGGCCACCACGATCGCCGGCAGATTGCCCTCGCGCAGGAAAGCGCCGCAGCTGGTGAAGGTCTTGCCGGCCCCCACGCTGTCGGCAATCAGCAGCCCGTCATAGCGCTGCAGGATCTCCACCGCCTGCGCCTGAATCGGGCGCAACGCTTCGCCGGGCTGAAGGCCAGACACCGGCGGCGGCGCCCAGCCCGGCGCAAGGATGCGCCCGGCTTCCGCGCGGCGCGCTTCCATTTCACGGCGACCGGCGATCAGCGCGGCCTCCTCGGCAACACTCATCTGGAACGGATACCGGCTGCGGAACCACTCCAGATCCGCACAGGTCTCGGCATCAGCGCCAAACGTGAACGGCCCCCGGCTCGCCTTGGCGATATGGCCGAACACGCCCTTCAGCTTGATCGCCACATGGGGCGGTGCGTCATACAGCACCCAGCCCGCACCCTCGCGCGTCAGACGGCCATAGGAGAGTGAGCACATCATCCCACCCATCACAAAAACGCCCGCCCCAGGCTGAACGCCCGGACCGGCTTGCCGTGCATCGTCTCCGGCAGGGACACCGCCGTGGAGGACAGCAAAAGCAGCCCCGCGACCCCGTCGCAGGCGGCATAGCGGTCCAGCTGATCGCGGATCTTCCCCGGTGCGCAGCGGCGCTTGACCTCAATGCCCACAGTGATGCCGCGCGTGGCCGTCAGATCGATGCGCGAGTCCGGCCCGATCCAGACCTCGCGCGCCACCGTCACCCCGGACAGGCCGCACAGCTGCTCTTCGATCTCGCCATGGGCGCGAACCTCATCAGCCAGATCAAACCGCACGCCATGCAGCGCCGTCATCAGATCACGAAGCAGAAGAACAGCGGTCACACCCCCACCCCCATCTGCGCTGCGTTCAGCCGCGCCTCGGGATACTCGGCATTGACCTGACGCAGCGCCGTATCCAGCGGCGTTCCGGTGTCCACCAGCTTGCGGGCGCGATCGCGGGCGGTCTCCACCATGGCGGTAAAGCCCACCGCCTGATGGCTCAGCTTCACCGGCTCGCCGTCATTGATGCGCTGGCGCAGCATCACGTCGCGGCGCAGCTGCGAGGCTTTCATGGAATCGCACCCCAGCACGCGGCCCAGCGCCGCCGAGCTCAAGTCTGGCCGCTCCGCCAGCAGACGCTCTGCGGCCTTGCGCAGATCGCCCTTGTATCCACCGGTGCTAATGGCCAGCCCGGCCTCGGCGGCGACACTTGCGCGGATGCGCGAACACCGGCCCAGCGACCACCCCGTGCGCGCCTTGATCGCCATCAGCGTGACGCCGGGATTGGCCGTTAGCAGCTCAAGCATGGCGTCACGGTCAGCCTGGGGGATGGTCATGAGGCTTCTCCCAGCGGGCGGCGCCACCAGGACGACGACGCGGCCACGTGAAGCTCGGCGGCCACGCACACCGCCAGTGCGCTCAGGCTGAATCCCCGCGCGCGCAGCCGCTCGCCCAGCGCGCGGGCCAGCGGAACCTGCCGTGCCGGATCGCCCTGCAGAACGCGCACCGGCGCGCGGGCGGGCCGCGTCCCGGCAATGACACGCAGCGGCGGGGCCTCGCGCCCGGCAGGGTCAGGCACGGCCCGATCCGGCAGCGCCCGGTCAAACGCCGCTTCAATGGCGGCGCGGTTGTCCGGCTTAGGGGCCAGTGGCGCCGCCGACGGCTCTGACAGGCCCAGAATGCAGGCCGCACGCGCCCGGCGTTCGGCATGGCCAGCCGGGGCGGCATCACCCAGCCCGAGGGCGGTGGCCAGCTCGGCGCCCTCCACCTGACAGGCTGCATCCAGCGCCGCGCAGAACAAAGCCGCGCGCAGCGTCACCGGCGCCTCCGCCGCCTCAACAGGGGTGGTCATGGCAAGCCTCCTATCGCTCGTAATCAAAGCCGGCGCGGCGCTCGCGCGCGCGCTCGACCCCGTGCATCACGCTGGTGTGGTTGTGCCCTGTCAGCCGGCCGATGCCCGACAGGGTCATGCCGCGATCATCCACCATGCGTCGCCAGGCTTCATGGCGGGCGGTCACCAGGCGCGCTGTGCGCCTCTTGCCCTTGATGGCCTCCAGCGTGATGCCGGCCGCTTCGGCCTCTTCGCGCCAGATCTGCTGCGGCGACGGGCAGCCCCGCCGCATGGGCCGCAAGGACGCCGGCAGGCAGGCCAGCATCGCCCAGGCACTGGAGTAATCAGAGACCACATCCCCCCGGCCCGCCGACCGGTCCTCAAGGCCCGCCGACGCCAGCGCCCCCAGAAACAGCGCCACCCGGTTTATGCTGGACCGCACCGCCAGACCCGCCACCGCCATCAGGACTTCGCCTTCGCCGACCTGGACCCGAACAGGTCCGGCGTTGCGGACTGGCCGGGATACGCCGCATCCAGCGCGTCGCACGCCGCAGCGAATCCCGCGCCGGTGACGGCCCGCTCGAAAGTGATGGCATCGCCCGCGCCGGAGCAGGATCCGCACTGGTAATGATCCGCGCCTGCGCTGATCTTCACCCGGCCCGTGCGGCAATGGGGGCAGTCGGCCTCATAGCCTCTGGTCAGGGGCGCCAGCTGCGCATCATGGCGCTGCGCCACATCAACAACGCTCACCCGGCGCTTGATCATCGCGGCCCGGTCGCGGTTATCGATCCGCCCATGGGGATCGGCTGCAAACAAACCCGTCATGAAAAAAACCTTCCGGCCAAAGCAAAAACAAGAGCGGGAATCGTGGCGGCCAGCACAAAACCCAGCCAGCGCCGCGCGTGTTTGGCCCGACGCGCGCGCCGCGACATGCGAAACTCATCGCTCATGATTTTCTGTCCTCCGCCCCGTCCGGGGCGTCGGGCGGCCCACCAGGGCCGGCGGCCGGTCGGCCTTGCGGCGTCGCTTTGCTCGCCGGCGCAGATCGACGGGCGAGCCAGCTTGACAGGAGTTGCGCCGCCCCGGCGCGAAGCGCCGCAAGGGCGACCGCCCGCCCGCGCCTGATGCGCGGACCGACCGAGCGGACGCGAGGACGGACAAGAAAGAACTCGTTCATCACCGATCCCCTGGCGGCAGGCCCGCGCGCGCGAGTTTGCGCTCGTGATCCAGCATGCGCCGCACCCGCACCGGTTCGGCGGCGAGGCCCTGAACCTCGCGCACAAGCGCGTGCGCCGGACCGTCCCAGCGCGCGCGCCGGACCGGGTCCACGATCTCGGCCCAGCGCGAGCAGGCATCCATAAACAAGCGATAGAGCGCCGGGTCCGGGCTGGCGTCGGCCAGCCCCTCGGCCCCGGCCCGCGCCATGGCGCGCTGCATGACGGGCCGGGCGAGAACCGCGCCGCGACCGTCATCGGAATTCAGCGCACGCTCCGCCTCATAGGCGACACGCTCCCAGGCAGGCGGGCGCGGGTGACCGGACAAAGCGCTCATGACCCACCGCCCAGCGGCGGACCGCTATCCGGGTGCTGCGCCGCGATCTCGGCATCAAGGCTCAAAAGCGCATAGATCGTCTCGGCAAGCTGGCGGCGCGCCGGACCGGCTTCCAGATGATTACAAGCGCCATCGGCATAGACCGTGGCGATCCGGGTCACCGCCTCGCCGGCCTCGGCCAGCGCCAGCGACGCGGTGCCGCCGGCGGCCAGGCGCTCCGGTCCCGGAATGATCAGATAGCCATTGGCGCTGGCCAGCGCGGCGGTGATGTGGGGAAAGTCGGCGAACGCCTCCAGATCGGCGATGATGTCGGCGGGCGCGAACACGTCGCGGCCCGCATCCTGGTACTGGCGCAGGGACTCGCCGCTGCGCACGCCGATGGCGCGCGACGCCGCCTCCGCCCGGCCCAGCTCATTGAGCAGGACGCGCGTGCCGGTCTTTAGCGCGCCATAGACCGCACGATGATGCACCCGCCCGGTCATGACACCCAACCCCGGACCTGAAAGGTCCGCAAGGCCGCGCCCGCTTGGATCACCGCCGCCGCTTCCAATCGCCGAACGCCGTTCGGCGTGCTGAACTGGCGGGCATGAACAAGGAAACCAAACCCACGCCTGGCGGTCACACCCCGGCGCGAAGCGCAGCAAGGGCGACCGCCTGCCCGCGCCTGGTGCGCGGAACGCCGCGACGCGGAGGCGTCGCGCTGCGCGCCCGGCCGCAGGCCTGGCGGCGCATCATAACGCTCAGACGCATGCGCGGCGTGGCTCGCGCCAGCGCGCGCCTCGCCGGCGTGCCTGTCCCGGCGCGGCTCTGGGCGGTGGCGGCCTGGCTGGCGGAAATCTGACATGTCAGCCAGCCTCCTTTACAGACGCCACGGGCGCGGATGCGGACTCCACATGGGCCAGCGTGCGCTCCAGCAGCGCCAGATTGGCCAGCGTCTGCGGCTCCCAGCCTTGCGTCCGCATGGTCTTGATGGTGGATGCCGACAGGGCCCGCTCGCCGGGCCCGGCCAGGGCCTGGGAGGCGCGCGCCAGCGCCGCCGCATTATGGCTGGCGGCCCGCGCGATGAGATCGGTGATGGCTGATTTGACGCTCATGGAGCGCAATAACGACGATGTTTCGTCGTCACGTCAAGTCCCAAGCGACGAAAGCCCGTCGATTACGCGAGGTCCGGCGCGGTCTAGCCTGCCGCATATGAGCAGCTGGGCCGACGAGAGACGCGCCGCCTTCATAAGGCTGATGCGCGAGCGCCACGGAATTGAAACCCCGACCGAGCTGGCGCGGCTGGCCGGCGTTGCCCCCACAACCATCCGCTCCTACTGGCCCGGACGCGGCGAGGCCGAGCCCCAGTCAGGCTCGCTGTCCTCGCGCACCGAAGCCAAGATCGCCCGCGCCCTCGGCGTCACGGTGGACAGCCTCTATGACGAGGACTACGGGCCGCCGCCTGAAGCGGCCCGTGTCTGGGTCAAGGGCTATATCGGGGCTGGCAATACGGTCCTGAACTTTGAGGCCATGGGCGAAAACGAAGGCTTCTATGAAGTCGCCCGCCCGCCCGGCGTCGCCGGAGGCGTAAACCTGGTGGCCGCCGAGATCCGCGGCGGGTCCATGCCGCCCTGGCGCGATGGCGATGTGGTCTATTGCGAGGCCCGCGACCATGTAGACATTGACAGCGTGCTGGGCGAAGCCTGCCTGGTGGAGCTGGCCGATGGCGGCACTGTGTTCAAGGATGTGCGGCGCGGTTATGAGCCCGGCACCTTCAACCTGCATTCATGGGATGGCCGTCCACCCATGGAAAACCAGCGCATCGTGCGCGCCATGCCCATGGTCAGCGTCGTGCGAAAGCGTCAGGCCGCGCTCTAGGCGTTCACGCCAAATATCCGCGTCCGGCTGGCCGCTGCCCGGTCGGTGATCCAGTCGCGGAAAAACTCGATTTCCTCGCCGGTCTCTCGATCATAGAACAGCACGAAGCGCTCGGGCTCGTCGAAGTCGCGCTCCCAATTCAGCACGCCGCCAAGCGCGGCTTCAGTAATCGAGCCGCCCGCGACATAGTGCACCACGCCGAAGGGACCGAAGTTGACCTGCATGGGATAGATTGCATAGCGTTCTTCGCGGCTTCCGGATCGCCCGACCTTGCGCTTGTAGATCATCCCGAAAGCAGTCGGCGCCCCCAGCGGGTCTTCGAGAAACTCAATCATGCGCTTCCATCCCGCGCGTCAGCAAGGATGCAAGCCGTCGTCACTCAAAAGACCCCCGCCTGGTTCACACCGCCCGCAGGATCGCCGCCCTGCGGCGCCGGTCCGTCGCCTCTGTCCGCGGCCGGTGGCGCGGGCACTGGCGGCGCGACCACACCAGCCGCAACGAACACCGCGCCGGTGACCATGCTTGCAGCACCCGTCACCGCATAGAGCACCTTCGCCACCAGTAGCTCAAAACTTACCGTGCCGGAAAACTGCGGCGCAGCCGGCGCCACCAGGCTCCAGAGCAGCAGGCAGACCCCGGTCACCAGCAGCACCCACCCCAGCGGGCTGATCAGTTCGCGCATCGTCTACTCCTCAGCGATCATTGGTTCACGAAACCAAGAATAAACCGCCCTCGCCCTGTATCAAAACGACGATCTTTCGTCGTTTGTGTTGACAACGACGAAACGTCGTCGCACGGTGCGCTTCACCCGGCGACCTCCTGATAGCCATGCGCCGGGATCTTAGCGCCGGGCGGCGCCCCCAACGCTGCCCGGCGTCTCTTTTGGAGACCGCCATGTTTGACACATCCAACATCATCGACCTTGCCGCACACCGGTCCGCCCGCTGGCCCGCTGCCCGGCCCGCTGCCCGGCCTGGGGCGGCCGCACCGGCCCGCGCCTACACCCCGTCCGAGATGGCGGCCCTCAGCTTTGAGGGCGGCGAGCGCGTGCTCGTGCGCCGGCCCGCCTGGCGCGGCCGGCCCGGCCTTGTGGCACGGGGTGTGGTGGAGACCATCACCCTGATCAATGGCGGCGGCCGCATCGGCATCCGCGTCGGCGCGGGCCACTCCACCGGCGCCCTCGCCAGCTTTGACGCCCTTGATGTGGAGCCCGATCTGGCGGCGGCCCTGCACGGAGACCATAACCCCAGCGCCCTCGGCGGCCATGCCGCCGCAAGGCCAACCGGCCGCCCGCACTTTATGTGCGGACCCGACCGAGCGGACGCGAGGGAGGACCAGAAATGAGCGCGTTCAGCCTGGACGATCTGCCCAAGGGCGCGGTGGCCCTGCTTGCCGAGCTGGCCCGGATCGAGGATGCGGGCGAGGCCATGCCCGGCTGGAAGGATCTCGGCGCGCGCCTGGACCGCGACGGATCAAACGTCCGCAAGAGCGTGCTGTGGCTGAAGGAGCGACGAGGCGTCACCCTCGACGGCGACCGGGTCAAGCTCCTTCCAGCAGCGCGCACGTTGATCGCCGGGCTTACTGGCCTGCTAATTGTCGACGGTGGCGGCGCGGGCACGCCCGGCGCGGCGGCGCCCGTGGGCATCCAGCCCATCGCCCTGGACCTGATCGAGCGCTGCGATCTCAACCCGCGCAAGACGTTCAACCCCGAAAGCCTGAAGCAGCTCGCTGCCAGCATCGCCAGTAACGGCCTGCTGCAGCCGCTCTTGCTGCGCCCCCACCCGGACCAGCCGGGCTTCTATCAGATCGCGGCGGGTGAGCGGCGCTGGCGGGCCATGACGCTGAACGCCGAGACCGGCGTGGACGGCTGGGCCCATGACACACCGGTCAATGCGGTGGTGCGCGCGCTCACCGATCTTGAACTGCTCGAAGTCGCCATCGCCGAGAACCGCGACCGCGAGGATGTGCCCCCGCTGGAGGAGGCCGAGGCCTACCGCGCCGTGGTGGATATCCTCGATCCGCGCGGCGAGCGCTTTGAGGCGGCGTGCGCGCACGTGGGAGAGCGCGCCGGCTTCAGCGGGCGTCACGTGGAAAAGCGCGTCCGCCTCTGCCGGAACCTCAGCGAGAAGGCGCGCGAGGCGCTCACCGGGGGGCGGCTGAATCTTGCCGCCGCCAATGAGCTCGCCGCCTGGCCCCACGCCATTCAGAACTCAGCCCTCGCCAATATCCGCGCCGGCTATGCCGGATGGAAGACGGCGGTGGAGATCCGCCACCAGCTGCGCGCGCAAGGCCTGCCGGCCGAGCACGCCATCTTTGAACGCGACGCCTATGACGGGCCGGTCGCCGACGATGATGACGGCCTGGTCTATGCCGACCGCGCCCAGGCCCAGCGCCTGCAGGAAGCCGCGCTGCCCGCCCACGCCGAACAGCGAGCGAAGGAAGGATGGGCGGACGTCTTCACCGGCCCGTCGGCCTGGTACAATCAGGCCGTGTGGCCCACCGAGTACTTCGACGCTAAGGCCGCCGACCCTGACGCCGCGCGCGCGCGCCTTGACCTGATCCTGCGGGTCAATCCGAACACCCTGAGGATTGACCAGCGCACGGCTCTCCAGCGCTTGCGAAACCACACCCCGGCGAGCAAAGCGACGCCGCAAGGCCGACCGGCCGCCGGCCCCGATGGGCCGCGCGACGCCCCGGACGGGGCGGAGCATCAGGAAAAATTTCCGCCGCGCGACGCCCCGGACGGGGCGGAGCATCAGGAAAAATTTCCGCCGCGCGACGCCCCGGACGGGGCGGAGCACCAGCAACCCACCTCCCCCTACGGCCCCCGCAACTGGCGGCGCGCGCGTCTCGACAAGACCGTGCGCCTGCAGGTGGCGCTGGCCACTGCGCCGGTGCGCTTTGCCCAGGCGGTGACGCTGTGCGCCCTGTTCTCCAGCGTGGATTTCCACGGCGATCCAGGCGCGCCCGGCTACTGGATCACCGGCTACCGGCGCGGCGCCGAGGACGCGGACATTCCGCCAGCGGCACTGGCCATTCTGTGCAAGGCCGCCACCGAGTTTTACGGCCTTGACCCGGACGCCACCGGGATCGATGCGGCGCAGACGCGCTTTGCCATCACCGATGCCGCCCTTGCCCTGCCACATCTTCTGAAAAGCCCGGCGCTTGAGCGGCTGTTCGCCGCCGCCATGGCGGCCCAGGCCGGCAGCTGGTGCGGCAACACCGCCCAGCCCGGCGACCATGCCTTTGTCGCCGCGCTGAAAGCCGAGCTTGGCGATCTGGTCCAGCCCTGGACCATGAGCGAGGCCTGGCTTTCCGGCTTCACCATCCCCCAGCTGGCCCGCATCGCAGACGCGTGCACCAGGACGGTGGAGGGCGAGCCCCCGGTGAGCGCCGCCATGCCGAAGAAGAAGGACAAGGCGGTGGCCTTCATCCTGAACCATGTGCGCCGCGACACCGCCTGGACCCCGCCCGACATGCACTTCACCAGCCGCGCCGCCGTCCAGGCCGGCGCCGACAGCCTCATGAATGGAGAGGGATGATGAGCTCGCTGACGGTAAACCGCTACCTCGATGATCCGGCCATGGACGATATTGACCATGCGCTTGGCCGCCCGCTTGATCCCATGGCTGAGACCTATCGCAATTATTACGCGATCGACACGGATAGCGAGATCGCTAGAGCGTTTGAAGCGTCGCCCTGCTGGACGCTGCTGGCCGAGCGCATGGGCATGGCCACCTTCGAAGTTTCCGCTGCAGGGCGGGCCGCGCTGCGCGATCACCTGATCCTGATTAGTGAGCCACATCGCCGGTTTGCGGTGATCTATGAGGGGTTGGAGACGCAGGTCGCCGCCAAGAGCAAAAGTGCCGCGCGCTATGTGGCGTATCTCCAAGCCGACTGGAACGAGCTGAGCTTCGGCGACTTCATCCGGGCCAGTCATGTGAGGTGCTCATGACCCGCCCCTCCACACCGGCCCGTCGATCCATGGAAGCCAGCACGCCGGGCGCATCGGCGGCGCAGCCGCCGCAAGGGCGACCGCCCGCCCGCAGCGAGCCGGGCCCGGCCCGGCACAGCGAGGAGGCAAGCTCGCGGACGCGGGCGCGCAGCCAGGAACAATCGCCCGGCGCACGCTCCGCCATGGAAAAGACGGGGGAGGCTGATCGCCCAGAGCAAGACGCCTTTGTCAAAGCCCTCGTCAGCATCTTTGAGACCAGCGCCCGGCGGGCAGCTGCAGAGCTTGCACGCCCCCGCCTCGGCAATCTCACAGCCGCAGGCCGCTACGCCGAGGCGCGCCGCAAGGCGCGCCTGAAGCGCGACCGCGACGCGCGCGACTTGCCCTACGGTCCCAGCCTTGCCGAGTACGAGCGCGAAGCCCTCATCGACGCCATCGAGAAAGCCTACGCCGACGGCTGCGCCGCCGCAAAGGAGACCCCATGAGCAACCGTCACCGCCAGATTACAGCGCCAGACCAGGTGGCCTTTGTACTCAGCGAGCTGAACCGCATTCTTGTCGATGCGACCGAGCGCGGGTGCGAAAGCCTGTCGTGCTCAGGCGTCAGCTTTGTGCTGCTCGGCATGCGCGAGTGGGTCTGGGAGCTGCGCGAGCTGGATGCGCGCCTCACCGCCGAGCACCTGCGCGCGCTCGCCGACTGTGTCGATCCCGGGAGCAGCACGCTCAAGCGAGACAGCGCCGCAAAGCGGGTCCGCTCCACGTTCACACGGCTGTGCGATGGCGCCGTCAGGAAAGGCGGTGGAGCATGACCAGCCACAACACCCCCATCGAATGGACCCACCCGCCCGGCTACATGAGGCACGCCACGCCCCCGCCCGCCAGCCTCACCCCGCACCAGCTGGCGGCGCTGCACATTCTGACAGCCGAGATCGACCGCACCGGCGTCGCGCCGTCCATGCGCCAGCTGGCGAGCCTGCTGGGGCTGGCCGCGCACAGCGGCGCGAACCGCCTGCTCGCCGGCCTCGAGCGCGCGGGCTGGGTCCGGCGCGACCGCAAGGCCTGCGCGAACCTCACCGTGCTCCACCGCCCGCCCGCCGCCTGGGCGATCCCTGAAGATCAACGCCCCCGCCTCGCCGCCCTGCTGCGCGCCGCCGCCGATCGACTGGAGGCCCGGCCCGTCAGCCCTGACCCGGAGACCTCGTCATGAACACACCCCTTCCCCTTCGCATCATCGGCTTTGCCGGGCCGCAGGATTCCGGCAAGGACACCGCCGCCGACGCCCTTGTGGACGCGCTCGGCTGGGTGAAGATCAACCCCGGCGATGGGATCGCCGCCGTGGTGCGCGAGCTCCTGCGCAGCGCGGGGCTTACCGAGCCGCGCCTGCGCCATCTGGTGAACACGCGCGACGGGCGCAGCGAGCCCATCGGCGGGGCGTTCGGGGAGAAGACCGCCCGCGATCTCATGCGCAGCCTGGGCGATGACTGGGGCCGGGCCATGGTGCAGCCAGCGCTCTACGCCGACATCATGGAGACCCGGATCGCAAGCCTGTTGCTGGACAAGCACGCACCGGGCGTGGCGGTCACGGGGATCCGCAAGCCCAATGAGGCCCACGCCATCAAGCGCATGGGCGGCGAGGTCTGGCGCATCCACCGGCCGGGCTTTGAAGCCACCGGCGTGCACACCAGCGAGACCGGCTTTGACCAACTCCCGGTCGATCTCGTGCTCGAGAACGATGGCGACGCGGCCCGCCTCCAGGCGCTCACCCTCGACGTCGCCCGCCAGCGCATCATGCGCCGGCCGGCGACGGGCGAGACAGGCGGTGCGTCATGACCGTCCGCCCCATCCTGTTCTCCGGCCCTATGGTCTGCGCCCTGCTTGACGGGCGCAAATTCCAAACGCGGCGGGTGTTGAAGCCGCAGCCGCATGCGCGTGTGACTGGGTTCGAAAAGGTCTTTATGTCGCCGCCTTTCTTCGAGGCTCGGGATGGGCTCGGAAAGCCCGTGGCGGACGCTTTCCCCTACCCCAAGCACTGCATCTCGCCGTGGCCGAAGATCAGCTACGCCCCCGGCAACCTGCTCTATGTCCGCGAAGAGCATTACCGCTTCGGTTACTGGCAGGAGATTCCCGGCGCAAAGACAAAGGCCGGGCGGTCAAAATGGCGGTTTGAAGCGACTTCCGCAGCCGTCTTGTTTGAGCCACCGGCCGAGTTCCGGAAAGGGCGCCATCACCAGGACACGGACACGCCCGCATGGCGCCGCCGCCCCGGAATGTTTCATCACCGCTGGGCGTCCCGCCTCACCCTGCGCGTCACCGAGGTCCGCGTGCAGCGGCTTCAGGAGATCAGCGAGGAGGACGCGAAGGCGGAGGGTGCTTTCCCGGACTGCGACCATTGCGGCACGCCTTCGCCCTGCGAGTGCGATCTCCCGATACCAGAATACCGCCGAGCTTTCATGCGCCTCTGGGACTCTCTCAACGCCAAGCGCAGCTACGGTTGGGACATGAACCCGTGGGTGGTCGCCGTCAGCTTTGAGGTGATCGCTGAGAACGCTGACGCCGTGATTGCGGGCAAGGCCCCCACCCGGTGAAGCGCCCCGCCGTCACTCCGCCCCCGGCTCCGCCGGCGATGGCCCCCCGTGACGGCGAGTTGCATCCGGACATGGCCGCGCTCATCATGGCGCTGGCTAGAGGCGCGGCGCAGGCCGATCATGAGAGGGAGACCAGCCATGGGATGGAAGGACGTTGATCCTTTGAGACCGCTCCCGCCGGAGCTGACTGGCCTGGTGAGGGAGCGGGCGAAGCTGTATGGCGACAGCTTCATGCTGGACGTCGCGCCCTACACGACCGCTTTCATGCATCACGACCTGGCGCCCGTCTCCGATGAGGAGAGGCCGTCGCCCGCCCGCCTGTTTCCGGACCGCCTGTGGGCGCCGCGCAGCGAGCCATGACCCCCGCCATCTACGCCCGATACTCCACCGATCTGCAGCGCGAGGAATCCATTGAGGACCAGGTGCGCGCCTGCCAGCGCGCCGCCGATGCGGCGGGGCTGGGGCCCGCGCGGGTCTTCGCCGACGCCGGGGTCAGCGGCGCGTCCATGGCGCGCCGGCCGGGGCTCGCTGATCTGCTGGACGCGGTGGAGAGCGGGCGCGTGGGCGCGGTCATCGTGGAGAGTCTGGACCGGCTCAGCCGGGACCAGGCCGATCTGGCGCTGATCTGGCGCGCCCTGAAAACCGCCAACGTGCGGCTCATCACGGCCAGCGAGGGCGAGATCCGCGACGATGCGGCCGGCATCATGCAGGTGGGCCTGCGCTCCATTGTCGGCACGCTCTATCTCAAGGATCTGGCCGACAAGACACGGCGCGGGATTGAGGGCGTGGTGACAGCCGGCCGCCATGCCGGGCCGCCGCCCTTTGGCTACCGGCTGAAAGCAGGCGGCCAGCCCGGCGAGCTGGAAGCCAACCCCGAGCAGGCCGCCCTCGTCCTGCGCATCTTCACCGACTATGCGGCGGGCCTGAGTCCGCGCGCGATCGCCAAGGCGTTGAACGCTGAAGGCCGGCCTGGCCCGCGCGGCGCCGCGTGGCGCAACACCACGATCTATGGCGATCCGAAGAAGGGCACGGGGATCCTCTGGAATGCGCTCTATCGCGGCGAGCGGGTCTGGAATCGCCAGCGCAAGGTGAAGAACCCGGCCACCGGCACGGCCCGCATGGTGCTCAACCCGCAAAGCGCATGGGTGCGCATTGCCGCGCCGGACCTCGCTCTCATCGACACAACGCTGGCAGCCGCCGTGGAAGCCCGGCGTGAGGGCGCCAGCGCACCGGGCCAGGGCAACAGCGCTAGCGCCCGCGCATGCCGCCCCGGCCGGCCCCTGTCGGGGCTTATGGCGTGCGGGGCGTGCGGGGCGAACATGACACTGGCGGGCGGAGAGCCGCGCCGCTATGGCTGCAGCGCCGCGAAGGAAACCGGCGCGTGCGGCGGCGTCGGCTATATCCGCGCCGACATCGCCGAGGCCCGCCTGTTCGCCGCGCTGAAACATCAGCTCCTCAGCGCGCCGGCGATCAAGCTGGCGGTGGACACCTACCGCGCCGAGCGAGCTCGCCTCAAAGCCGAGGCGCGCGCCGGGCAAGCCACGCTCGAGGCGCGCATCGCCAGGCTCGCCCGCACCGAAGCGCGGCTGGTGGACGCCTTCGCCGAAGGCCGAAGCCCGGCCAGCGTCCTGGACAAGGCCAAGGCCGCCGAGACCGAGCGGCTCGCACTGGAAGCCGAGCTTGCCGAGATCGCGGCCCAGGACACCCACGCCGGCCGGCGCGGCCAGGTCGAGGAGCTCCACCCCAATGCCGGCGCCGCCTATGCCGCGCGGGTAGAGCGCCTGCAGGAAACGCTGGCCGGACACCCGGACACCAGCGAGACCGCACCCATCAGCGCCCGCCACCGCGCCGAAGCGATCGAGGCCGTCCGCCGCCTCATCACCCGCATCACCGTGACCAGACACAAAAAAAGCGGCGAGACCAACCTCAACGTGGAGGGTGATCTCGCCGCTCTATTTAATGTCTCACAGGCAAGTGAGAAGACGGTGGGTGCGGGGGCTCGCACTGGTCGGGTTCTAACTCCTGTTCCCTGGTCGTTCGCGGCTTGATCGCGTTCCTGCCGCCGAACGCTGTTCGGCGCTCGACGTTCAGTGCTGTTCCGCGCGACAATGGCGCTACCATGAAAGGGCAGGCTATGGCTCCCGACTACAAAACGACCGAAGGCTGGCGCGTCGGTGATCTGGTCTGCGGGTCAAGCGGCGCGAGCCCCGGCGACCTTCACCGGATTGTTGAGATCGACCACGCCGACGCGGACACCTTCACTATTGAATGCATTCGCGAGCCGGTGACGGGCTGGGCAAAACTGGGGGAGCGCACCTATGACCTCACCCGGCGCTATCGCGCCGCCAGCCCCGGCGACCAGATTGGAGCTGTGACGGTGGATGATCACGACCAATGGGCCGGCGAAGGTTTGACGTCAGACAGGCTCGCTGGCGCATTTGACTTTTTCAGGTCGCAACTAGATGAAGGGCACGAAGCGGAGGCGCCCTACCCGCCCGTCCTTGCGGTCAGCGAGCGAGCCATGAAAGACGATTGGCTTTACTGCAGCTGTGGCGAGGCGCCCGTCTACGGGCCGCCAGAGAGCGTCGGTGAGTTTTATCGCTGGCCGAAACACCCGCGCAGTGGCATCGCGTATATGACCCCCGCCATCACCCCCTAACGCCTGCCCTGCTCCCTGCGCCACCTTGCGCTAATCAGGGCGGCTTGCTCGAGGGGGTCGGCGAGGGATCGAAGCTGGATGGCGTGCCAGGCGCCGGGATCCGGCGCGCCGAAGTCGGCGTCGAGGTCGGCGGCGATCCGGGCAAGGCTGGCGCGCACCCTCGCCTTCATGGCCTGGTAGGCGTCGCGGTCTTCTTGTGAGGATGCAGGCGCAGGGGATCGCCGGGCGACGTCGAACAGATCGACGGGCTGCGCGTTACCTTCCATTGCCGCTTGCCCCCTCCCCGCGCTCCGGCCGGGCGCATTTATGCGCGGCCCAGGGATCGCGCCGCCAGGCGGCGAGGATGCAGCGGACCAGCGCGCGATCGCGGACCAGGCGGAGCCGGTCTTCGGCCAGCGGGCGCACGACGTCGGTCTCCATATCCAGCACGACGCGGCCCTCGCGCGGGGTGAAGGCGGTGAAGGCCTCCGGCTCCGCCGTGAGCAGGCTGGGCGGGATGTCAGGGGGTGGCGGCGCCGGGGTCTCGGTCGGCGGCGGGATCGCATTCAGGGTCGAGCACGCAGGCAAGGCGGCGCTGATCAGACAGAGGCCAATCAGCGCGAAGAGGGTCGGACGCAGTGTCACGGGCTTGATCTCCCAAGGTGTTGAGGCGGGTGGATTCGGTGCGGGTCTCGTCGGCGCGGATCTGCGCGATGCGCATACCTTCAATCGCCCAGCGCCCGAGGGTCTGTTCGCGGCGCTGCGCCAGCTCTCGCTCACCGAACAGCGCGGCGGTCATTGATGCGGCCTTGGCGGCCTCGGCCTTGTCGGCGGCATGAGTGCGGCCGGCGAGATAGGCGGGCGCCGCGCCCAGCGCAAAGGCGGCGACGCCTACCGTAATGAGGGTGCGCGCGCCGGTAATGGCCGACCAGATGCGGGTGATCATCGTGGGCCCCGCGCCGGGCGCCACGCCCGCCTGATCTCGCGCGCCGTGTTTGCGAAGTACGCGCCTGCGATTCCTAGCGCCGGGATCAGCGCCCAGCCCGGCCCCACCAGCAGCGTGCAGAGACACCAGAGGAAGGCCGCGAGGATAAGCGCGATCGCGCCCGTGCCGACGAGTTCGTCTTTCATGGTCCGCTCCTACGCTTCGTTGGTGGAAAGCCCGACCGCGCCGGGATTGATCGCAGCCGGTGACTGCCAGCCGGGATGGCGGCCAGCGGCCACCGGAGCACGGCGGACGGCGAGCAGGCGGTCCCGCTCGATGCGCATGATGGTCACGGCGTCGGACTGATTGCCGCCCAGCACGTGCCAGGCGTCCGGGTCCTCGCCGACGCAGAGCCCCACATGGCCGCTGGTCCCGTGCCGCTTGCCGCGCCAGAACACCAGGACGTCGCCGACTACGGGCGGGCCGGACACCGCATCGCCAAACGACGCCCAAGCGCGAGCGCGCAGGAAGGTGTCGAAGACCGCCGCTCCAGCCCGGTGCGCGCAAATGGCCGCGAAGAGACCGCACCACGGCACGGCGTCATCGGTCATCACATCGCCCGCCCAGGCCGGAACGGCCCCGGCGGCGATCAGCTCGTCACGCCAGCCGTCGATCACCGGGTTGGACGCAGGCCCGGGCGTCTCCACCACGCCATAGAGCGCCAGCGCCTCGAGCAGGATCGGCGGGCCGGGATGGGTGGCGAGGAAGCGATAGGCGGGCGGCAAGGCCGCCTCCAGCGCGCGGTCAAGATAGGGCATCAGGAGTCCTCCCCGGTTCGGGGCGAGGGCGGCGGGGGCGGATCGTCGGGCGGATCGTCGGGCGGCCGCTCGGCGCCGGCGCGCCGGGACGCCCAGCTGATCACCAGCCCGGCGAACGCCTCTTGCGTCGGCGTCCCGGTGAGGATTCGGAACAGCCCCCGGAACGCATCGATCACCGGCACCGCCACCAGCACGAACGCGAAATTCACGACCGGATAGAGCGCGGCGCCGATCTCCGGCATGGACAGATCAAGCCAGGCGTGAACCGGAAGGCTGGCGAAGAAGGCGCCCGCCAGGCCGATCGCCGCGAGCCCGAGCCGCGATTTCCATTCGCGCAAGCGGCTCATTCGCCTGGCCTCGGGAAGCGTGGCGTAGACACGGCCCCTGAAATGCAGATCCGCCAGCGAGCCCGCCGCATAGGCCGCAAGCTCCAGCCATGGCCCGTTGACACGGCTGGCGATCGAGCCCGCTTCTATGGCCGTTACGTAGGCGGCCATGCCGGCCACGCCGAGATAGAAGATCGCAGGCTCATAAAGCGCGACCACGGCGCGCCACAGCGTTTCAAGTTGCGGGATAAATGGATGCGGCATCGGATCGCCTTTTTGATCGGCCTTGAGAAGGGCGCGCCCGGCCGGGGATAACAGCCGGGCGCAAGACACGCGGCGTCTGCAGCGCCGCGCGGTGGACATGAAAAAGCCCGCCGAAAGGCGGGCGTGTGAGACAAGACAGGCAGGCCGGGTCAGTCCCAGCGGTGACGGCGTTTGAACATCCAGCCGCCGACCGTCGTAACGCCGATCCAGCCGACGACGGCGAGCCCCAAAGCGACGGGCTGCCAGGGCCAGTTGAGGCGATGACGCCAGACGATTCGCGCCGCCCACCGCGCATCCGCTCGCACCTTGTCGATCAAGGTGCGCCGCGACCAGTAATCCCGGTCGTGATCATCGCAGATATCACGGTGGGAGACCCGGCCCAGCCGATCCGGCGCCAGCGTGCAGCCGTCAAGATATCCCTCAGGAGGGGTCACGACGGCCACCCGGTCTCAAGGTCAATCGCGGCGAGCGTATCTAAATCGGCCGCCGCGACAGCCGCCTCCATCATCGGACGGGACGCCGCGAAACAAGCCTGCACATGGCTAAACGCTGCGGCGCCCAGCGCCTGCAGCGTCGAAAGATCGAAGGTGGCAAAAACGCCGCGCGAGACTTCCCATTCAACGGTTGCGTCAGCCGGCAGGCGTTCAAGCCCGGCCACCGCGTTCGCGATCCGCCCTTGCGTGCGATCGTCGAGCGCGAGCGGCGCGCCGGCGAAGACGAACCCGGTCGATATCGCTTGCCAGCGCAACGCCGCGATCGCGTCCAGGACCGCCGCCCGTGCGGCCTCCAGGACGTCGCCGGTCGGATAGGCCTCAAGGCCCGCGTCCGGGAACGCCGCCACCACGTCCTGCGGCAG